TAGAGAGAGGGAATAAACGTCCTTCCCTAGAAATGCTAGAGAACATTGCCATTAAAACCAATACCACACTGATTATTACATTCGTGGAAAAACCTGCTATAAAATAATGGAAACATTCCTGAACTCCCTCCGCGATTCTGATACCTGGATAACAGTAGGCTTCCTGCTATTCCTCATGTTTGTAATTATTTTCCCTTACTATCTTCACCTACAACGGGTGAAGCAGACTTATTCGGAGAAGTGGCGCAACGAAGATGAATGGGGAGAAGTAGAGCATAATGGTAAGAAATACCCTATGCGTGTAGGGGAGCGTAGAATATGGGCGCGCATGCGTGTAGATGAAAAAACAGAACTGGTAGCAGACCTTAACCGAAATATCAAAAACGGGAAGTTGAAAATTGTGGAGGTGGAAGGGAAGGGCAGAATGATAGTTGCTACTGAGAAAGGGAAGAAGTTGCTGCATGATGGCGTGAACTTTTACAAAACTGGTAAGAAGTGAAGCATTACACTAAAGTCTATCTACATTACTTCGGTTACGCAACTTGTGATTTTATGATTTGCGAAATACCCGGATGCGGACAAAGAGCAGTTGATGTAATGCACATTTATCCCAAGAAAAATTATAGGCATTTAGAAAATGATATTACTAACTTAATGGGCGGTTGCAGAGAACACCACAATAAATATGAACATGAACCGGATTCTCGGGAATTGTTAAAGGAGGTGCATTTAAAGTTCATGGCAGAAACTGTAGTTAATCCTGACCCGCTGCCGGAACCTGAAAAAAAGAGTAAGCGAAAACAATTATACACCACATTTAAGAAGCATGAATAACATTGATCCAAACAAATTTGAACCGGGCAGCGGCTTGGTGCTATTGAAACTTTACGAAGCAGACGAAACTATTAAAACTGCCGGTGGTTTGCAGTTGTATGTAGACCTGAGCTATGAGAAAGAGCGGCATGCGGTAGTTCGTGGAACGGTAGTGGCTATTGCTCCGATTATCCATGTGACTGATATCATACGATACGGTAAAGGGCTAGGGAAAAAACTTCGCGTAGTAAAAGAACCGCTTATCGCTAATGGTGATACAGTTTACTTTGAACAAAATGCGGTAGAGCTCGGTAAGCAATGGCATCAGTCGGGCGGCTATTTCGAGAATGAAGTAGACGGAAAGATAGAGCGGTACCTGCTTATTCCGTATGGCTTTTTAATCTGCTACGTTCGGAATGATGAAATCTATTCGCTCAATAACTACGTGGTAGCAGAACAGTTGCCATCGGAAACAGAAGAGCAATTTATAGAGGGCTATGGTAATGCCATCATCAACAAGGAAACAAAATCGCCTATCCTTCTGCTTCAGTGGGAGAAACATAAAAAGCTACTGGCAAAAGTTGTTGCTGCACCGCTTGATTCGGGATTAGAAATAGATGAGATAATTCTGCATGAGCAGGAAAGTGACGTGTGCATAGAGAACTCCTATAACATCACCCTGGATAAGCGGTATATTTATATGTTGGTGGATGATATTTTTTGCACTATGGAGAATGGCTTCCCGATGCCGTTCTCGGATAAGGTGGTAATTGTTCCTGAACCGATTAAAAAAGAAGCAGGCCGCTTCCTCATCCCTGAATCTGCGCGTAAGCAACACAGCATCGGCACCGTTTCTGAAATCGGTGGATTGGTGACAGACGTAAAGCCCGGTGACAGAGTTTATTTTATCTTAGCGGGTGCAACTATGCTAGATACCGGTGAGTATATGGTGCGTCAGCCTGAAATTGTAATGATACTAGAAGAAGCAACGGTATGAGTAGCGAAAAAATAAGCCCAAATGATTATACAGATATGCGGTGGAACATACACGAAGTTCCGCCTGAAAAGCCTGTAACAGTTATCTTCCCTCAACTGTATAATATCTTTCAGGAGTTTGAGGACGGAGAGGGCTTCGATATACCGAGTATGACTAAAGATCAGGTATTCCGTTTCATCATCTACACGTATCATAAGAAAAGCCCGTTAGTTAGAAAGGTGCAGGATATTTTTCAGCGGAAACAATACGCTCTTTTCCTTTGCGGGATAAAAAGTTACGAGGCAGAAGAAATAAAGGACCTGTTCGGAAATGATAATCGTAGAGTAGTGGATGCGGTAATGCAGTTCTTGAAGTTCGAGGGCGATATGGACTACATGGCACTGGCGCTGCAGATAGAGGCTTACTACAGTTACAATCAAGCGCTGATAAGTGACTCGGGCAAATCACTGGATATTAAAAACCGTGCCTCGATATTCAAGACTATTCAGGATATGAAAGCTAACATTGATAAGATGAGTGAAAAAGTGTTTCAAAGCGATAACGGCCTAGCTGATTATATGGCATCGCAAAGAATACTGGAAGAGAGAAGGGCTATCACACCGGAAGAAAATGCGCGTAAACGGCAAGCTAAATAATGCTGATTAGCCCAAAATACACGAAATATCAGGACCCGGAAAGAAATATAACTCTCCGAAAGAACATTGATGGTATTACTCCATACAAGGTAACTCTTCCTGAACCTCCGCACCCTGAGAAGATTGCCAACTTTGGCCTGCCGGTAGAGAAGCAGTTTTTTCAGCGGGAGATTGTTCCGAATTGGGTTTGGAAAATGACACGCACCGCACAGAAGAAAGGTAAGGAGGGGATATCAGGGCGTATCGAGGTGCTAGATATTGTAAGGCGGAATAAGGACTATGAGAGCTTTGTTGCTTCGCAGTGGGAGAAAAAAAATAACGGGTTTTGGATTTACATTTATGGTAAACCGGTTTACATCACACCGAAGCACTGGCACTATTGTAACTACTACTACCTGGATGATGGTTTGCCCGACTTCCGTTTCATAGATGCCGAATATTACTACTGGTGGGAAGAAGTAGTAGAGAAGGAACCTTGGGTATATGGCGGTATCGAAATGACTATGAGGCGTGACGGTAAGTCTTACCGTGGCGGCAATAGCTGTTTGTTTAATGCTACTTCGGAACTGAATTATCACGTAGGTATGCAGTCAAAAACAAACGATGATGCAAAAGATTTGTTTCAGCGTGTAGTAGTATTGCCATGGAGAAAATTACCCTTCTACTTCTCCCCTAAGTATGATAACAAAACATATCCGGTTAAGGAAATAAAGTTCCGTGATAGTGATTCCGAAATAGAATTTGATGAGGATGATACACTGGCAGAGCTTACGAGTGATGAGTTGCACTCTTCTATCGAAGCGCGTTCAACCGTGCACACTGCGTTTGACGGACAGAAGCTAGGTTTTTATTTTGACGATGAGTGCGGTAAGACAGAGGAAATGCTTATCAGTCAAGCATGGCGCGTTCACAAACAATGTTTGCGTGTGCGTGATCGGGTAGTTGGAAAGGCGCTGCTTACTACTACTATTGAGGAAACTACTAAGGGTGGACTCATTGAGTTTAAAAAGGTGTGGAACCAATCGGACCATGACCCGACTAAGCTCACGGCATTAGGTCAAACTAAGAGCGGCCTCGTTCGTTTCTTTAAAGGTGCACCTGAAACATACAAATTCGATCAGTTCGGTGCCTCTATTATTAATGACCCGCTGCCGTATCAAATGGAATGGCTAAAGTCAAAAGGTGACCGGCATTTTGATAAGGGAGGTGCAGAAATGGTGGATATAGAAATTAATGCTGAAACCGATCCTATTGAACGGCAGAAGATTATTCACATGTACCCGCGGACCATACGCGAAGCACTTCGTACTAATCCGAAAGACTGTGAGTTTAACATGCTAAAGATTGATGAGCGGTTAGATGATTTCCTTTACGGCAATGACGATGTTGTTGTTGGAAACCTTGCATGGGAGAATAATGAAAAGGACACTAAAGTAATATTCACGGAGTGCGAAAATGGGCGATGGCTATTTAAGCGCGCATTGATTGAGTATCTTATAGATACTTCTAATAATGTATTTAAACATTCCTCCGATGGATGCCCTGCACCTGGTAATAAACATGCAGGAACTATCGGTGCCGATCCATACAAATACAACGCTACTAACTCAGACAGGCGAAGTCTAGGAACTGCCATGGCGTTTATGAACCTGATACTGGAAGTAGAAGAGGGGCGCGATGAAGAAGATTATCTCACCGATGATTATATAATGCAGTATGGTTGGCGCTTTCAGGATAAAAGGCGTTACGGTGAAGATATGATTATGTCCTGTCACTTTCTAGGGATGCCGATATTCCCCGAAATTAACGTAGCTTCTTTATGGGATTACATTACAGAACGCGGCTATCATCACTTCCTGAAATACCGTAATATTGTAAAGAAGAAGAAGAAAGGCAGCGGTGTAAAAATTGAAGAATCAAAAACACCGGGCATGACAACGCTAGGCGATGCCATCAAAGAACCGGTATTCGGTTTGGTAGGAACTTACATAGAAACTTCCGCGCGCAGGTGTGTGTTTTCTGAATTTCTACAAGACTGCAAAGACGTTGAGTATGGAAACTGGAACCCTTTCGATTATTTTGTAGCCGGTGGATATGCTATTTATGGAAGCAAGGGCGGAGCAATGCGGAAGAAGCAGGCAAACCCGGAACCCGAAAATCACGAAGGTATGTTGTGGGACTTAAGAGAATATTGATGGCAGAGGAAGAAAAAATATTGTTTGTAGTTGACCTTGATAAGTATTATGAAATAATGCTAGCGCTTCAAGAGGCGGAGGTAGGTGATGGACTTTTCTTTTATACAACTGAGTAATATGCTGACAGATAAAGACAAAATAGATTTCGGAGCTCATAAGGGAAAGGAGCTTGCTAATGTGCCATGCTATTATTTACTATGGCTTAATCAACAGGATTGGTTTCTCAACGGTGCTAAGTATAAACCACTGAAGCAATACATTGATGATAATATGGACGTGCTAGCAAAAGAGCAATCAAAAAAGGAAATGGACGATATAAAGTTTAGAAGAAAACTAAACGAATACAGGTATAAACACCGGTAAAACTAAGAGGGGGCGATTTGCCCCCTCTCTTGCTTCATGGAGGACCCGGTGCCTCCGCATTCATGTCCGAAAATGGCGGACTCCGTTTATGTTGCGCGGACGGGACTCGAACCCGCGACCTTTGAGTTATGAGCCCAACGAGCTACCAATTGCTCCACCTCGCAATGCGAAACTAATATTTATTTTATTTTTACACATATATTTGTTACATGGCAGAAACAAAATCATCATCCGCTAGCGGACGAAGTGACCTCCCTTCATCGGACGAAATGGCGCGTTTTCCATCTGACCTAGTTGATCCCGAAGTCAAAAAAACACGGGAGTATCAGCTACGGTATTTTAAAGCGGCCTACAACGTCCACAAGCTAAGTGGCGGAATGTTTAACTACGGTAAGCGTCAAGACTGGATAGAAAACAGAATGTATGCGGATGGCAATCAATCTACCTCCAAGTATATAAAGTGGATGACCAAGCTGAAAAATGCTCAGAACCGTCCGGTTAGTTATCTTGACTTAGATTGGAGTATTGTTTCTATCATCCCGAAGTTTCGTGATGTAGTTTTATCGCATTGGGAGAAGATGCAATACACGGTAATGGTAGATGCCATTAACCCGACTGCAAGTCAGGAAAGAAAAAGTGAACGCGCCCGCCTGGAAGGAGAAATGTTACTGGCTAAGTTCTTCAAAGAAATGAGCGAAAAGTCAGGCATTGATTTAAACTCGCAGGAGGAATTTCTACCGGAAACAAAAGAGGAGCTCGACCTCTACATGACAAATAACTTCCGGCTTGCCTCCGAAGCGCTATATGAAATGGCTATAATGGGAGTGCAATATGATAGCCGGTGGAAAGAATCTCAAAAACTTATTCGTGAAAATATATTTGATTTAGGCTGTGCCGGTACTTGTGTAGATATTGACCGCAAGGCAAAGAAGCCTTACATGCGGGCTACAGATCCAATCAATCAGATACTTATGGATTTCCGCGGCCATGATGGAGGGAAAATGACGCGCATTGGTGAGATTCGTAAATTGACTATCGGGCAGTTAAAGCTAGAGGCGGGCGATCAATTTACAGAACAGGAATATTACGAAATGGCAATGGCGTTTGTGGGTTACTTTAATAACCCGTTGCAAATGTTGCCATGGAATGATTATGTGAATACGGACCTTCAATACATTAAATACAGAGAGTATGATATGTGTGAAGTTTACGTGATGGATATGGACTACGATAGCGTAGACCGTTACAAGTTTGAGGATAATGATAAGTACGGAGCTACTAATACTTACAAGAGAGATTTCAATGAGCCCGTAGGTAAGACTAAGGCTGTGCGTGACGATGGAAGTATTTACAGTAAAGAAGTAAAGTGCAAAGATATCGCTACGGTTTATACTGGTAAGTGGGTAATTAATACAAACTTCATCTACGATTATGGATTGCTTAAAAATATTTCGCGGGAAGTATTGAACCCTCAGCAGTGTTACAAGCGTTATAAGTTTTACCGGGTATCTAATAAGTCACCGCTAGAAAGAGCAATTACCTTCGCGGACAGTATTCAGCTTACCTGGCTGCGTATTCAAAATCTTAAAGCGCGCGCGATGCCGAAGGGTATCATGGTAGAGATTGGCGCGTTTGAAAATGTCTTTCTCGATGGAAAGAAAATGACAGCTAAGGAGCTTTTAGAAATTGCTACACAGACTGGTATTATTGTTTATCGAAGAAATTCCACACAGGACGATGACGGCATTGATAATAGCGGTCCACCGGTAACAGAAACAAAGGGCGGCCTCGGTAGAGAATTTGCCGAACTTACACAGTCGTTAATGAACGATATCAATATGATTCGTGAAGTAACCGGCATAAATGAAATTATGGCTTCGGGTGCAGCGCCTCAAACAGACTTGCTTGTTGGCGTTCAACAACAGGCATTTGAAAGTGCCAATAATGCTATATGGCCTATGATATCAGGCGCGCTTGCATTGGAAGAAATTACCATGAAGGACGTTCTTTTGAAAATTCAAATGATAGTTAAGTACACTGGCAACTTCACCACGTTTGTTCCGGTGCTAGGTCAAATGGGAGTGCAGAATATTGTTATCGGACTGGAAGACAGTGAGCAATATATTTTCAATACCCGCTTTGTTGCTCGTCCTACACAGGAAAGTAAAGCTAGAATACTGGAAGCGGCTAAAACAGCGCTGCAGAGTTCTCAGGACCCTACTAAGGGAGGTATTGAGTTTGCAGACTATCTTGAAATTGTAAGACTCCTTTCAAATGATACAGATTTGAAGTTGATTGAAATGATACTCAACCAACGCATACGCAGATTCAAGCGCAAGGCACAGGAAGAAAGCGCTCTCATTAGTAAACAAAATGCGGAAAATCTTTCACAGGTTGAGAAGACAAAATCTGAATTGAAAAATGCGGACCTGGCTGCCGATACTAAAGCTAAGAATGAGCAATACACGCATAAAACCAATGAGGATATTCGCAAACTACAAGCAACTGGATTGATACAGGCAGGGCAGGACGCAGGGAAGAGTAAACTGGCGAAAGATGAAACTGCTCATGCTGTAAGTTTGGAAAATCAAAATATTGTTTAATTTCGTTTTTCATAAACATTATATCTAATGACTCCTTCAAACGGAAATGATTCTGACGATATCCAAGCAGTTATTAATGCTGCGGGCGCAGGTAACAACCAATCAAATGCGAACGCAGACAATAATTCGGGTAAAAATGATGATAAAAGCAATGCTTCTTCATCTTCGGCAGCAGCAGGCGATTCGGCTAATCAGCAGAATAACCAACAACAGCAATCTTTAAATGACGATGCCCTTAACAAGGTACTGACCGACAGGTTTGGTATTAGTTTAACGGACCTTCCGGTTCGCATGCAGGAGCATAATCAGTATAAGGAACAGCTAACAGCAAGCCCGTACAAGTCCGCCATGGGTAAGGCATTAGATGAATTGTTATCGCAGAATATTGATCCTGACACTGCAATCACTTATCTGAAAACAGATTTTGAAAAAATGGATAATCGGGATTTCATGGCTATGGCTATGACTTTAAAAACTCCCGGATTAACTAAAGAAGAAGCCTCTCGCCTGATTGACAAAAAATATGGCTTAGGTGACTTTAAGAAAGATGAACAGGATGAGAAAGATGGCTTGCTTCAGTTGAAAGTAGATGCCGGAGAAGAAAGACCGAAGACTCAGGAGTTCAAAAATAAAATGCTAGAACTCGGTAAAAGCCGGGATGCAGTTACCGCGGAGCAAAATAACGCTAACCGTATTAACTCATGGCAGGGTGTTAAAGAAAACCTGAAAAAGGAATTTGGAGAGATTAGAGTTCCTGTAGGAGTTGGCAAAGATGGAAAGCCAAGTTTTGAGTTTCCTTTCAAGGTGGGTAACGCTGACGTTCTTATAAAAGACGTTGATGCGCTTATTCAACAATCCCCTTCGCTACTGGCGGATGAAAAGGGAGTTGCCCTTGTAAAGCAAATTCTTACTGACCGCGCCATTATTCGCAATCTACCTGCTTTAACCGCAGCCTTACTCACGCATGGTAAAAGTCAAAATAACCAATGGTGGGATCAAGTGTTGAACAATCCCGATTTCTCTTCCAATAATAACGGAAACGGTGGACCAACGGCAACATCAACAGACCGGCAGTTAGCAGACGGTATCATTCAGCAACTAGGAGGATAAACCACATTTTAAAAAATCTTAAATCAAATACAGTGAAACCTACAACTTATAAAAAACTCAGAGCTTTTTTCATGCTCCCGATGCTTCTTTTGTTTGCATTTGCGGAAGCAATGTTGGCGAATCCGTTTGCCATAAATTCTAATTTAGGCTTAAGCCCTATTCACAGTCCTAGTGCTACTACCGCACCGGATAACGAGCGTTATATCTCGCTTTTAGATATTCAGAAACCTTCGATTAGAAATACCCTCATCCGCAGGTTTAACGACCAAGGGTTAGGCTTCCTTGATACTATTCAATCATTAGGTTACGAAAGTGCTGTAGATCAATCTACGTTTAGCCACTTCGAAGAAGATTGGATTATTGAAACATTTACTTTGAGCCAAAACGTTGCTGACCCTGGTGCAGGTAACTTCGTAGACCTTACTATCAGTGCCTCTAACGTGGATAGCTCGAATAAGTTTTACCCTCGCCTTTGGGATGATGTTCTTTTCCCGAATCAAGTAACAGGTAAAGTTTATAATGTAAACACTAGCGGTCCGCTTCCGGTATTGCGCGTTTATCCTCACCTTGCAACGGCTAATATTGGTGCTCTTGCTGCCGGTCAGGAATTGAGCATCTACTCTAACTCCTTCCCCGAAGGTAGCGATACGCCTGCAGGTAGACTTTCTAAAGTAAGTAAGATTACTTACGGAGTGAAAATCTTAATGGAAGCGTTCGATGTTACTAACAGTGAGCTTACTAACCGTAAATGGATTACTGTAATGAGTGACGGAAAGGATATCGGAGGTTACCACGTAAAAGGCCAGTTAGATGCTGAGTTCCGTTTACGCGCATATACTGACGGTGCGTTTCTTTTTGATAATCCTATTACACAGGCAACCCTTGTAGCTGACGGACACCGCGGAGTAAGCGGCTTAGTTCCTGAAATCAGAACTAAAGGTTTGAACGGTACCTATACTGCCGGGTTCTTCTCTATCCCTCTGTTTTACCAAATGCAGAAGAAACAAAAGAAGTATTTTGCAGGTAGTGACTTCATTACGTTTGCCGGTGTAGATATCGAAAATGAATGGGAGCAGTTGTTTACTGACTTCTTCTCATCTAACGCTATCGTGTTCTCGAAACAAGGTATGCAGCCGGTGAAAGATTTAGAAATAGGCTTTAAGTCTATTACTATCGGTAGCCACACTTATCACATTAAGTCAATGGATATCTTCTCGCACCCTAAACTATATAACTTACCTGGTTACGATTTGACCGGTATGGCTATTGTAGTTCCTAATAAAATGGAAAAGGATGCGAAAACCAAAAACAACATTCCTACAATCGGTATGCGTTACAAAGAAATGGACGGATATTCTCGTAAATTGAGAATATGGAATACCGGTGGAGGTAACAACATGGCTAATAACCAACCGCATGACAAGAACAAGCTCCAAATGGTTTCTGAATTGGGACCTGAATGGATGGCTTTAAACAAGTTCTTCTTGTGGGAAAAGGCGTAATTTTATTAATAAGATAAAGGAAAAGGGGAGGTTAAAATCTCCCCTTCCCTTTATTTAAAACAAAAAATCAATATGATTTACAAAAATGGAGTCCAGTGGGACGGGTGGAAAACTGAAACCAAATCAGTAAAGCCAAAGGGTAATTTCGAATTTATTTTATCGGATAATTATAAGCACTACAAAGAGGTAACTGCCGGAAGGATGGTTCCTATGTATGCTCCGCTTATGATGATTGCTCCTACTTATGAGTTTCAAGATAAGGACGGTTCTACTTGCGAAATACGCTACGTTGAACGCGAAGCGCAAAACTTCACAAGAGGAACTGGTGCAAAAACTCAGGTAACAGGAAAATTTGCCCCGGAAGTATTAGAGTTTTTGGATGGATTTCTTCGTTTCCCAAAAACAAAAATGGACTTATACTGGTTCTTAATGAATCACCCGGATAATAGTATGAATCCTGCATATAACACTGAATATGCGCGTTTACTTCATGCAAAACCCTTTATCTTCTACTTTAAGGATAAAGAACTGGAAGAAGAACAGGCATACAGAAAAGAGAAACTTGTTTCTGAAGCAGTTGTTATGGCATCAAGCGGCTTAACGAAAGTTGAGGCCCGTCAGGTATATCTCATCCTGAATAAATCTGCCGATCATAATGCTTCTTCTAGAGCTATTGATTTGTTCTTAATGAGTTTTGCTCGTAACAACCCGGAACAATTCTTAGCAGCTACTAAAAATGATGATCGAAAGTTTGAATCTAGCATTAAGGAGGCAGTTGCGTTCAAGGTTATCAAATACAATCCTGCCGTTCGTTACTGGCGCTTTGTAGAAGGTGATGGCGATGGCTTCTGTCCGGTACCTAGAGGTGTGAATGAGGTGAAAGCATTGGTAGAATGGTTCCGCAAAACAGATGATGGAAGCACCTACAAATCACTGGAAGAAAGACTGGCTGCCGCAAGAACTGCCGCTGACGAAGAATAATAGTAAAATATTATTTCTGCATATTCTTTGAATCATTACATTTGTCGTGATTAAAGAAAAACTATGGCAGTTACGCAAGCACAAATTGAAGCCGCGCTTTTATATACTGCGCTCTTTAAACTTAATCAAACTTCTGCTCCTATAAACAGCATTGGTATTACCGATGCTACTAACTGGATAGCAATAGGAGTAAATACTGGTGGTGGTGATACGATTAGCTACCTGTATAAAATAACCGATCCTTCCGGCATTGTTGTTTATGAGAATAATGGTTTTGCGGGTGACGATTATAGCTCTCCCGATTCTGCTACCCTGGCTAATGTTTTATTGAATGTTACTGCCGGTGGAAAAGCGGTAACAGGAATCTATCTTGTAGATGTTAAGGTGAAAGTAGTAGACGATGGAACTACTGTTTATGCAGAGAAAGTATTTGAGTTCAATCTTAGAAAATCTCTTACTTGCATTAAGGCAAAAGTGGAAATTACTTTTGATTGTACAACTGCTGTAGCAACTTCTACCGACACTACTAATTATAATGCTTCAGGGTACAATATTATTTCGAATACCCGTGTTCATACCCTATATCCTCCTGAAACTAGCGGACAAACGCCAACAGTAGGAAGCGGGCAAATTGTCACACATACGGACTTATTGGCCCCTGCCACCTATGAATCTGACTTTACAACTAACGTTGTTTATCGCACTTCGGATAATCTAGTTACGGTAAATGCTTATTTTACTGCAAAGACGGAAGCAAAATCATCTTGCGATGATGTGCTGTGTAAAATGTTTTGCTGCCTTAAAAAACTGGAAGACAAATACGCGGAGCTAGTTCGTAACCCTACTATGCAGGTTGGCGCATGGGATTTGTTGCTAAAGGGTATTGTTTATTATGACCTAGCAAAAGCAGCTAGATTGTGCGGTAATGAGGCAAAAGTTACATACTACGCAAGTAAATTCTATACTTCTACCGGGTGCGATCCGAATTGCGATTGCTGCGATGATGTGGCACCGGTTATACCTGCGGGTCCGTGCGAGTGCACAGATGGAACAGATGGCCGCGAGGTGGAAATGCAGGCGCTTACTGGCGGAAGCAATAAAATTATTCAGTATCGCTATGTAGGTGATGCGGGATGGATAACTCTTTGCACTATTACACCTACTGCCGGCACACCCGGAGCAAGCGGAACGTCTTTAATACATAGTGATCCTGAAGAGCACTTAACAACAGTTACAACGCCTCAAACTCTATCAACATTTTCTACTGACCATACGAACGATGCAAAAAACCTAGTAAATGTAGGTGATACAATAGAACTATATTCATGCTATAGAACTACTGATGCGCCTAATGCTGTAAACATTTTTGTTACAACTATAATGAATGGAGTTGGTGTAGTTAATCAAACATTAAATATTACCAATACAGACACAGCAGAAGATTTGCAAATTGAGCTTTTTACTAAAATCATTCTAGCCGATAATACTTCGGGTGCAATGGTAGTTAAGTATAAATCTGAGGTCATTGTTACAAATATAGGAGGACTTGCTAGCAGACAAATAAGGTCCGATATTGGAACTCTTACTGGCGCTGACTTTGCTGTAAATGATTATTCATTTGCGGCAAGAGCGCAAAGTCAAGCAGAGGGCGATATTTCATTACAAATTTATCAAGCAAAAAAACTAACATCAATATGAGAATGATTCTAATGTCAATTTTACTATGCCTTTTTGATTTATCATTCGGGCAAAATACTCCTCCAACTTATTACATACCTGCGGGCGGCCAAACACTTAACAGTCTTACTTACGGGCAAATAGCCAATCAGGACTTTTTAGTAACAACCAATGGAACTGTAAACTTAGGTAGTAATACCTACACACTTACCTATGCTAATTTGCCAACTTCGGGAACGCAATGGAGTGTGATATTTGATGCGACAAATTTAACGGTAGCCACAAACACTAACGTAAATCTGTTTGGAGAAACTCCGTTATCTACTTATTACCCTATTAAGAAGTTCTACATAAATTTCAATGTAGTGTATCAGGGTGGAGTTGCTACGAAAAAAGTAACCTACTTTTCTTCTTTAAGTGATTTGCGGACATTTGTTTCAACGACTACATTCAATGGGAAAGTAAATATCAATGATACGTTAAATTTATACGGTTTAGATACTTACTTAAAACCTGTTTCCGCTATTACTACAGGGCAAACGGTTATAGTTACCGATACGGCAGGTAAGTTAGGTTTTGGTTGCGCTCCGTGGTGTATTACGGGAAACAGCGCATTAAGTCCGTCTGCAAACTTTTTGGGAACAACAGATACGGGTTCGCTTAGATTTAGAGTTAATAATGTAGCGAGTGGAATAATTGATTACAATGCAGGAAGCACAGCGTTTGGATATTCTGCCCTTAAAGCAAATACATCTGGCACAGGAAATACCGCTATTGGAGGTTATTCGCTGTTAGTAAACACGACAGGTTTTAGTAATACTGCCATTGGGGGAACGTCATTAGCCGCAAATACAACAGGGCAATACAATACAGGTTGCGGAGAAGCATCGCTAACAGCAAATACCACAGGAATAAACAATTCTGGCTTTGGAATAAGTTCATTACTCACAAATACAACAGGCTCTTACAACACCGCTATTGGTGGATTAGCAAGATGTGCAGCGGCAAGTTCTAATTATGCAATAGCGTTAGGCTATAACGCAATCGCCTCATCCAACCAACTCGCAATAGCAGGTATCCGTAGTATCAGCATCCCACAAATGACAAGTGCAGTAAACTACGTGCTTACAGATACGAGCGGAAACGGAGATTTTGTAGCAAGAGTTTTACCTACTGACCCGTATTTACAAGGAACTACATATACCCCTTTGACTGGTGATTCTGTTTCGGTAGTTACCCAAAACAATACAATAAATCCCGCGGGGACTATTGCCAACTTTACAATTCGCTTACCTGGAACACCTACGGCATGGCAGATAATATCGCTGACAAGTACGCAGGTAATAACAAACTTGAAATGGAGCACTACGTTAAGCTCAGATGCAGATACGGTAGAGAGCCATGTTCCGGTATCATTAACGGCAGGTCAGGCAATTAAAATACAATACAATTCTACTTTATCAAAGTGGTTAAATTACTAGGTAAATGACACCCGCAGCTTATTCAGTAGATGATATATATCAACTGGTAAACTTCATCTGCAATAAAAAGCAAAGCGGAGCGGTTGGTCCTGACGCGTACAATAATTTACTGAAAATGATAAACCTTGAAATGTTTAAGGTGCATGCGGGATTGCCCGAAGAATTTCAGTATAACGGAGCGGTACCTAGGCGCGCATGGCAGTCTAGCACAAAGATTACCGATATTCTTTTCCCATTCCACAAAGTAAGATTTATTGCAAAGGCGGCTAACGAGCACTTCCCTATTCCCGATGATTATGCAGCCTTTTCTTCTATGATGCGCGTTGAAGTGGCAGACACGAATTGCAACGACACCGTTATTAAAAAGACATGGAGAAGGATAGAGTTTGTTACTGAAGCAGAAAGAGCAGACAGATTACCTAGTCTTTTAAAGCCTCCTACTATGAGGCATCCTATTGGCGCTTATTACGGGTTAGGTATTTTGGTAAACCCGGAAGAAATTATGCGTATCAGGTTAGCTTATCTTCGCTATCCTGCAACTCCTTTCAGGAACTATGATAATGTGAACGATGAAGATAAATATGTTGCATTAGGCAGTGTTCAACTAGAATGGCCGGCTATTGCTCAGAATGATTTTATAATTCGCATTTGCCGTTATATCGGTATTAACATACGTGAAGAAGAACTGGTGAGATTAGTAATGGAAAGACAAAACAGGGGAGAATGAAAGCAGGTAAATTCGCAGAGCTTGTATTATCTATGTGCGGTGCCAACGATCAAGATTTTTCCGTAGGCATTCAGGAAGTATTAGGCGCTACAGAAGTGGCGATAGCATCTATACTGGCATCATATGTTAGAAATGTTCAGCCTATTCCTGACGGTTTTTTTGTTCCATACATAGTAAAGGTGGAATATAGCACTGCAAGGCAGAGAAGATTTTGTGCACCGGTTGAGCCTGCATTTGTGAATTTAGCAGGCAACTCAGGTATAAAGTCGGTTGGTCCTTCACAGGACGAATACACTTCGTACATTAATTTAAAAAGTGGGATGCTTTCAACTATCAAAGGATTAGAGGTTGATGCGCTAGGCGGTAAAACAGGTTACTTTGTAGAGGGCGGTAAGATTTGGTTTGAAAATATTGATGAGGCATTGCCTGATGTTTTAGTTAGAATGATTCCCCGGGCATCTGAAATAAATGAGGAAGAAGATATTTTCTCTAGTGATGAGATTGAGCAGGTGGTTTTGCAGATGGTTGTAAAAGAATATACGCCAAAGGCGCAACAATTTAAGGAGGATAAAACCAATGACGGAAATAAAGACTAATGGCAACCGATAAAGTTTTTGATTTATGGTATATCGTAGCTAGTTGTAAGGCAGACCTTGACCTTGACTCTACGAAGCATGACCTCCGTTTCCTTAAATGGGCTATAGACGGTTTTCGTGACCTTAATGAGTCAGGAGTTTTGGAAACATATAAATCAGTAAGACTTACTGTAAATAAAAACGGAACAGTTGACTTGCCGGATGATTATGAAGATTATACAAAGGTAGGTTTATGTGAGCATGGTTATATCATCAACTTTGTGGCTAATGATACGATTTGCCTTGTTCCGCCTAAAGTTGATTGTTGCCTGGATGCTGTTAAGGAAGCGGAAAGATGCTGCAGGGATGGCAATTTTGGTGCGGGCGGATATCTTAATGATGGTTGGTATGGTAATCAGTGGTATTATTTACCTTCGTTCCACAATGGTCAGTTTACTGCCGGCATTTATGGGTTAGGTGCAGGTTTCTATAATGCAGGCTTCCGGGTTAATGATGCAGACAGAACTATTCAATTTGATAAGTTCCTTTGCGCAAAAGAAATCATACTGGAATATCGCTCTAATGGCGGCATTGACAAAGGTAACGCTTACATACCTGACTTTGCTATAAAAGCATTACGCCATTATGTTCACTGGCAGCGCTGCATGTTTAGCCGCGATCCATTGGAAAAGCGCGATACGGAAATGCACCGGTTTAGATATCAGAGAAATTTAAAACGGATTGTGGCACAGATAAACGCGCTCACAGCTTCGGAATTACTGGATATAGTTCGTTCATCATTTCATCAAGCAGCTAAACGATAAATGGGCCATCTCGTTATTACAAATGTTCCGATTGGGGGTATTGATACCGATTCGGAGGATGCCTCGGTAGAGGCGATTGATTGCCGCGATGCGGTAAACATTCGCAACTCATATACTTATCTTAATATAGAGAAGACTGCCGGACCTGTTAAAGGTAATGTGTTGGTTAGTTATGACCTAGGCAATGTAAAACATAAGTCACTAGGTACCGTAGAGGATAAGATAGGTAAGTCCATCATTTATTTTTTGTGGGCGGAAGACAATAACCATAAAATACTCAGGTACTTTATTGAGAAGATTGAAAACGGACAGCCATACGGAACGATTGAGAATGTAATTACGTTTGATTTTGGGTGGACTCGTCACACTTCTATACATAGTGCCGATGTTGTAAAAGGGGAGCTTCTATACTGGATTGACCCGGTGCCACGTAAAATAAACATGACAAAGGCAGGACTAGCGTTCAAGCAAAAATCATGGACTATTACTCTTCCTACTTCATACACTGTTCTTCCCGCCTCCTTTCCTATCACCGTAAAAGATTACTACACTAATGCCAATATCGCTATGATAACGGCATATACTACAATAGGCCAAACTATAAAGCAGGCATTTGAGTCACTGGCTAATCAAATTAATACTGGCGCGATATCTTCTTACCTGGAAGCGGAAACATGCGGTTGCACTTTGCAGATAAAAGAAAAGACTGCCGATAAGTATAAGTTTGTTTGGAG